GTAGGCAACTGTGCTTGTGGAATATAACCAGCAACTCCGCTACGGAAGGTTGTGCCTTCTGTGCCGAATGGAGTAAATCCTGGCTGTAATCCTGCCTCAGAGTAATACTGACCAGTCTGCGGAGTCTGCATTGTTTGAGCGCCGCCAAACTGCTGACCAAGAGATGAAAGCAACTCATTAACCCGTTGGTTAAAGTTCTGATTATTTAAGACATTTGCCTGAGTCATCATTGTGTTGGCATTGTAGGTGTCAGACATAAACGGGAAGTCTAGTCCAGCAGCCTGATAAGCCCTGCCTAATTCATCGCTTGCTTGGTAATAGCCTGGGTCTTGTGCGCTTAATACTGCTTGGCGCTGTCTTGCTTCTGCCAAAGCCTTTGTAAGATCATTATCTTCGCCAGTTTGCTGACCATAAACAGAGTCAATAACTACAGAACCTTGTGGGGTTGCCAGTATGTTTCTGATGTCTGATGGGTTAGTAGCCTTAGATAGTGAATTAACGATCTGACTATATTCTGCATTTGTTAATGAGCCAGCTTGGAAGGCACGATTAACAGCCTCGGTTACTCTTGGTACGCTTAGCGTTTCTACGCCTGGCGCTGCGCTAAACCGAGTGGCTGCCGCTACTGCTGCTGCGTTTTCCGCTACTGCTGCTGGGTTAGCTGCGATTGCTGCGGCATAGTCGGCTGTGGCTTGACTAATGCTTGGATCGTTCTTAGCCAGTAATTCCGTTGCTCTTTGTGTTTGTGCGTTACTGATGCCAAACATCTTAATTGCTTCGTTTACTTGTGATGGATTGCTAAACGCATTATCACGCAAATAAGCCGCCACCTGTGCGTCGGTAAACTTGTTTGTTGTACCTGCGCCTTTGTTTGTAAAGTTGCTGATTACTGCCAACTGAGTAATTGGGTTTACAAACTGTACTTGCTGACCATTGATTGTTGATACATTTACTGCGTCTTGTGGCACACCAAAAATGCTGGTTGTTGCAAATCTACCGCCAAATGGGTCAGCCTCAAAGTCAGGCGACTGGAAATTGGTAAAGTTACCAGTTATGTTGCGCTGTTGCTGCTCAATAATAGCGGCAGCACGAACAGCAGCTTGTAAATCTTCTGCGCTCATAGAGTCAGCCAACCCTAATGACTGCCAGTATTGGTAGCCTTCTTGCTCTGGATTTCTGCCTAAACTGCTGCGATATGCAGAAGTAATAGCTTGAGTTAAAAAGTTTTGACCTTCTTGTGATCGAGCAATGTCTGCACGAATATCTGCCGCAGTTCTTCCAGAAGCTAATTGGTTTGCAAAATATGCAGCGCCCTCTGGGTCTGGCGCACGACCTAATTGCTCTTGATAAAGAGATGTTACTGCTGCTCTAGCGGCTTGCTCTGGTGAAATGCCGTAGTTTTGTATTCCACCTTGAATAGACTGTTCTAAAGAAAAGCCCTGCGCCATAGATTCTGCTAACGCCTGTGCTACTTGAGCATCACTATATGTTGCCATTATCCTGGTATCTCCAAATTAGATGCAATGCCAGCGCCAACCTTGGCGGCTTTTAATTGGGCTTCTACTTCAAACTCGGCTTTCTTTAGCTCTAACTGAGCCGCAGCCTTTTCACGCTCTAGCTGAATCTCTGCGCTTGCTTTCTCTCTAGCCAACTGGATGTCAGCCAATGCCTTCTGGCGGTTAGCCTCAATGTCAGCCATGAGCTTCTGTTGTGCCATCTGCATTTGTGCTTGGCTCTGAGCGATCATTGCCTCGATTGCTGGGTCTGCTTGTTGCTGTTGTGGTGGTGGGTTAGACAAGGCTTGGTCTTGTTCTGGAGTGATCTCCTTAAAGAACTCGGACACATCCTTAAACCCTGCTGCCTCGATAAACTTACCCATTGTTGTGCGGTACTGACCGATAGAAACCATTGGGTTAGCTGGTCCATACTGCTGAATGATCTGCTCTTGTTTAGCCATAACCATTTGCAACATAGCCATTTGTTCTTGCTTGTTGCCAGTACCCAAGCCTACCGAGATAGACAGATCGTATTGGTTAGACCATGTACGAGGGTCGATTGGCACATATTTGCCCCGTAAACGGATCATACGGGGTTTATCTTGGTACTTTGTGACTAGGTGTAGGATGCCTTGGAAAAGGCTCTTAACGCCTGTTTCTGCAAAGATACGGGCTATCAGTTCAATCTTGCCTGATGATGCGCTTTGTGTCGCTGCAATAGCGGCTGCGGTTACATTCTGCAAGATGTCAGGGTTTAATCCCTGCTGCATATCGCTGATGCCTGTACGCTTAGACTGGATGCCATCTAGGTACTCAAGCATTGGGAACGCTTGGTTTGCTACAGGCGCTACATTGATAGGCACGATAGCGTTAGGATTTTTCATTCGAATTACCCCACCAGGAGCAACGCTTAACATATCGTCTAAGTTGACTTGACCTTCTACTACGCCAGTCCGAGCATTGTTTGTTAAGTACAGGTTGTCAAGGATTTGGCGGGTAATCGTAGACTTAATAAGCTGGATGTCCATTGCACGATCAGCAAGCGAGTTGCCAAAGAACTTGTGCGGAATAGGAATAGGGCAGAGAGAATGGAACGGTACTAAATCAATCTCCTCATCCGACAGAATCTCATTGCCAGCATAGACTACCTTACGCAGCTCAGCAATACCATCGTCATCCATATCGGCACGAAGATAGCACTCAAATACTTCTACTTCTTCCATCGTTAAATCCATCGACTGCACATCAGGAGTTTCCGATGAGTCAAAGCGAGCAATGCGCTCCTCTGAGAACTCTAAGTCTGTGTTGCTTGGCAAAGAAGCAATGATGTCTGCATCGAATCCCATAGCCGTTAGCTCAGAACGAGTAACCAGTCTACGGTGTGCCACGAAAGGAGCAGTTTTTATATCTATAGCTCTTTTGGAGATTAAGAACTCCTCTGGTGGCACATTCTCTACAACGACACCGCCGCTTGTGCTTTTCTTGCTAACCTTAACGCTATGGCTACGCATAACGACAGGCATACCATCCATTCCAATGCCAGCGACTTCTTCTGTTGTGTCTTGTTCTACTACTTCTCTTGTGCCATCAGACATTAGCAATACGAGTTCATCGTCTGTTAGGTTCTGATATTCCTCTTTCGTTACTTCAATCTTGGTGTCCCAATAGGCTTTTACAATGCCTGTCTTTTGCAAGAGAGCGTCTTTAAACCAGTTATGCAGGACTAAGAAGCCATCATTGTCCCGATAGAATACCCAGTTTACATACTCTGTGGCTTGCCTTGCGCCTTCTTCATCGCCTGGACCTTTGGGCTCAAACCGTACAATATCTTCGCTTGCAGTAAACACACGGACTAATTGTGGCAATGCACCATCAACTACTTCTGCAACTTCGCCTGTAACAATCTGTGAGCGACCTTCGATCTCGTTCCCATAGGGTCTACGCAAGTAATAGTCAAGCGCCTTCCTACGGTCATCAATCGTATCTGTCATCAAGAAACCGATAGAGTTGTCGATTTCCGAGTCAATCAGATTTTTAAGTTTCAGTTGATCCATTTATATAATCCATTTGGTGTTTTGTTTTAAGGGCTTGTTCCAGTTATTAGGCTGTTCATCTAAGCCCACAGCTACATAGCGCCAAGCATCGGCAGCGTGAGAATGTTGATCGTGTAATGGTTTCTCGCTAAACATCTTAGTGTCAGGGTCTACTGCGTACCGATAATGCCGTAAAGCCTGTAATCCTTCTGCACAACGGGATTGGTCAAAGAAGCACCGATTCATCAGCATCCTAGCTGAGTTGATTCCGTCTGCAATCGAGAGTTTAGGGGTAATCCGTACTGGCAATCCCATGCCCTCAATGATCTCTTTTGTACTTCTGCCAGTCATGTTCTTATGCTCTGCATCATGCGGCAGCCAATGATCCCTATAGGTATATCCCTTGTTTTGAAGGATATTCACATAATGATCTATGGTCTTTTGGCAGTCTTGGTAGAAGTCTATGATCCTTACCTCACCGCCTGGTATCGTCTGCACGAACCAAATACTTGTCATGTCTGCCCAGCCTAAATCCCAGAAGGTAGACACAGCGATAGACTTATCTATCGGTATATCCTTGATCCGTTCTTCTTCCTGTGCCTTGCGTAGTTCATTGGCGTACACAGCGCCATCTAAGACCTGCCTTGTATTACCTTCCCATACATTGAGATAGGCATCCATGTCCCTAGCTTTTAAATCTTCCATCTCATCTCGTAAGACTTGTGGAAACCAAGGATTGTCCGACCAGTTTACTTTTGTTACTTTAGCGTTAGCTGGCGGCATAACTACAAACCGCTTGTAGGTTTCATCCGTATCTAGCTCTGGGTTAAATGTTACCCATATCTCTGAGTCAGGCTTACGGATTGTAGGAATAAGAACATCCCATGAGCTTTTAGATGTAGTCTGAGCTTCTTCTACCCAGCAAATGTCTACACCCTCAAACGACTTAATCTTGGTTACATTGTGCTTTAGACCAGCAAACAAGAACTCCGTACCGTTAGACCCAAAGATGCTGGTGTTCTGTATGGTGTAGAAGTCCTCTAAGCCTAAAGCCTTAATCTGATCTGATAGCAGCGCATGAACCGAATCGCTAATCGAGTTCTGAAACTCACGAGCGCATAAGACTCTGATCTTCTTCCTGCGACCAATGGCTAACAAAACCCTAGCAACAGTCCAAGACTTAGATGATCCACGACCACCGTAGACGATCTTGTAACGGTGATCTTCCAGTAAGCACTCTAGCTTCTCTGGAATCTCTAAGGTTAGCTTTTCTTCCTGTTCTATCACTCAGGGCGCTTAATAACGAACTCAATCAGCTTTAGCTCTACTGCATCGCCATCTACACCGCTAATCTCTGTAGCTTGGACAGCCTTACCATCTACACGATCTATTACTTCCTTGATCGCCCAAGGCTCGCCCTGCTCGGCAGCATCTACTAACTTGTCTGCAATCGTTCTGAGCTTACGGCTATCTTCCTGAACCAATGCCTTACGCAACTGGTTGTAGAACAGCTTGCCCTTCTTGCCGTTCTGATTGCCTAAAGGTGCGCCACCCTTATTTGTTGACGCAACTTCTACATTATTGTTTTCTATACTATTTTCCATTCCATTCCTCTAGGGGTGATGGGTAATGTTGTTATTCTACAACAGTTCTTATTCCTTAACTAATATCACCTGCATACTGTCTATCATTCTTGGCAGTATCTTTAGCATTTCGTCTTTTATGTCCATCTCTACAGCTAATGGGCTTTTAATGTAATGCAGTTCTTTTAGGTGGAAACGATCCTTCCATCCTAAATACCAATGCCAGTCTGTGTAGTACAGCCAGCTTTTCTCATTGAACGCTCTGACATGGGTAGGGTCTTGCCATGCCCCATAACTCAGGTCGTAAGGCACATGGATGTGGAACTCACCGCCAGACTCTAACAAATCCTTGCAGTTGGTCATTGCGCTTACCAAGTCTGGGATATGCTCTAGCACATCGTTGGCAATAATCTTGTTAAACATTCCCCGCTTAATCTCCGCATCACCGAATCGAGTCTTAACTACCTCTCCGAATATCGGCTTAGATATATCTACTACCCAATCAGGGTTTACCCTAGACTGAATGTCTGCATTGAAATACTCGTCTTTGCGGTCTTTGCCGCTACCGAGGTTTAGACAGCTTGGTAATGAGGTCATCTATATTTGGGCTACAAAGTAAAGGTATTAGTTCTTGTATCTCTTGGTCTGATCTTTCCCACCAAGGGTTTTTAAGCAGTTGTTCTACCTGCTTGTCTGTAAACCGTTGCTTTACAATCTTTGCTGGATTACCAGCTACTATCGTGTAGCTTGGCACATCCTTAGTTACTACTGCGTTGGAGCTTACTACTGCGCCATCGCCTATGGTTACTCCTGACATTATGGTGCAGCCAGAACCTAGCCAAACATCGCTACCAATGTGTATATCACCTTTGGTTGCTGGGTGTCCTTGTCCATGATGAGGGAACTCGTCTGTATGGATATGCCCAAATGGGTATGTAGTAGCCCAATCTGTTCTGTGATTCCCGCCTAGAAACAAGGTAACTTTATCTGCAATGCTACAGAAAGAGCCTATATGTACTTTAGCGCCCTCTCCCCAACTACGAATAACTAGATTGTCTAGTCCGTATGTGTATCTCAATCTACCATTTACTCCTGTCTGCCCAGTAAGCTGCGCTCATCTTGCCTTTAGCTATATTAGCTGCATGACGGGCTTTAAACGACTTCCTACGGGCTTTATCTGCTGCTGACTCACCTTTGGTCGCTGGGCTACCGCTAACGCCTTGCTGACCGTATCTGATGGTTTTAACCTTATCGCCTTCTTTTGCTACCACTACATGACTTTTGGTGGGATGGTTAGGTGTGCGCTTGGGCTTGTTAAAGCCTTCTACACCTATGCGCTCAAATAACTTAGCGGCTTCCCGTACATTCATTAGTAACGCTTTCTATAAAACATACTTAGAAAAGGGTTCATTCTTGGATCTTTTTGATAGGCTGCGCCATATTCTTCGTTTGTCTTTAAATTACGAATGGCTGCATCTACACCCATAATGTCTGACCTGTTTGCCTGACCTTCATATGGTTGACCTATGCCATAAGTCAATTTTGCCCCACCGCCAGTTACGCCTAAAGCTAATTGTTGCTCTGGCGATAAATTCATTTCTGCGCCTAATCTGCCGCCAAACACATTGCCCTTCATGCCGCCACCATACATACTATTGCCACCGCCAATTAAACTTAATGGCATACCTCTAAATGTTCCGCCTTGAAAAGTGCGCATTGCCATATCTTGCTCATTTGGGTTCATGCCCAAATTTTCGTATGGTGCTTGTACAGGGTCATACCCATACGATGTAGGCTGGTTCATTACCGCAGGATCTAATAACCCTTTTATTTCTACTTTTTGATCTTTGCTTAAATCTTTGACGAACTGGGCTGGGCTATTTACTCCGTAAACGCCTAATAGCTCCCGTAGTTCTTTGTCTGTCATTTTTTCTTAGGCTTGATCTTGGCTTCTGACATAGCGATAGCAATAGCCTGTTTAGGGTTCTTAACTACTTTGCCGCCTTTGCCAGAATGTAGAGTGCCAGCTTTGTACTCAGACATAACCTTGCCGACCTTCTTTTGTTTAGCAGCCATCTTCATTTTTTAGCCTTGTACGGTTTAGCAGTCTTAGCAGCGTTCTTGAAGTCCATA